TCCTAGGCTATCTAGCTTATGGTTATCTCGCTACCCAGGCAACAATGATGCCCGACCACCCAGAATTTTATGACTCTGAGGGCAATATTATTCCCGATGAAATCGTTACTATCCGCTTCGAGGGTAGCATGGATGACTGGGGAGATGACGAAGAATGAAATTAACTGCCATACTTGAGCATATTAATTTTATTATTCGTGAAACCTTCTCTCGCAAGAGAGGCTTAACCATAATTAGGTACTTCAAATAATGACTGAAGCGACATCAACAACCAAAAAGAAAACAACAACTCGTAAGCCCGCAGCCAAAAAGCCTGCTGCAAAGAAGCCAGCCGCAAGAAAGCCAGCTAGCTTAGCTCTACCAAACAATCCTTTGATGTTTGAGATCTTTGACCTTGCATCCCGTCAGCGCACCAAGGCTAAGAAGGTCGAGGTCCTAACAAAGTATGCTGATATCTCCATTAAGGCTCTAATGATTTGGAACTTTGATGAGACCGTAACCTCCGAACTCCCCCCTGGTGAAGTTCCCTATGCTGGTTACGATGAGCAGACTGTATACAGTGGCACACTCAACGACAAGATCGATGAAGCTGCTCGTCAGATGTATGAGAACGGTCACTTCTCTCTAGGCAACAGCGACGCTGAAGGTCGTACCACAATCCGCGCACAGTGGAAGAACCTATACCACTTTGTTAAGGGTGGCAACAATGGTCTAAGCAAGACCCGCCGTGAGATGATGTTCATCAACCTACTCGAGTCTGTCCACCCACTAGAGGCTGAGATCCTAGTCCTAGTCAAGGATAAGGAGCTTGAGAGCAAGTACAAGATCCCCTTCGATGTAGTACAGCAAGCCTTCCCCGACATCAAGTGGGGCGGTAGGGGTTGATAAATACGATTGGTATGTTATAATACCAATACGTTCATCCCACTCCTGTGGGACGCAAGTAGGACGTGCGCGGAACGGATTCGTTCATCCCCCTCGGGGGACGCAACCGCCGCCCGAAGGAACGGATGCTAAACACATTCATTTCTTTGGAGGAAACTCAAATGGCTCAAGTAGTATATCGCGGTGTCTCTTATGACACCGAGCGTCACGTGATACGTGACGCATCTTACGTTCGTGTACCTCAGGTATACCGTGGCGTACAGCACAACTCAGTCATCAAGGTCGAGGAGGTACAGAAATGAACTTCCTAGCTCTTATTCAGAAGCGCATCCTTAAGGAGCGTGCTCTATATCAAGCCCAGCTTGTAATGGCGTTACGCTGATCACCTAAAATTGGGGAGCTTCGGCTCCCCTTTTTTATGCTATAATGACAACGAATTATTACTGCCATGAATAAAGAGAAGGTAAAATTTCTAATTCAGTCAATAGAAGTTCTCATTGATGAGCTTAAGGCTGAGGTTTACACTGAAGGCGAGACACACAAGGTGAGTGAGACTGAATATTCAGAGGGTGAGAGTGAGATCTCAACCGATGATCTTATCCTTGGCATGTATTCACAAGTAATGGACGACGAACTATGAGACCAATAAAGGCAGCCGATCTACTACAGCTTGACCCAATGCAACAAGTGGTCATGCTAAGGCAAACCCCTACACCACAGCAGTTGGTTTATATGGGTGGTAAGAATGATTATAGTGAGCTGCCAATCGAAGACACCGAGATCCCCCAGGAAACTGAGGCTGGTAAGTGGGTCATCGATCAGCTCCTAGCCAATGGTCGTGGTCACTGGGGTCCTTTGGAGCACCCAGCTATCACCTTTAGCTGTTCTGGTTTCGTTCATAACGTAATCGTTCAGGCACGTACTCACCGTGTTGGTGTAAGCTTTGATGTTCAGTCTCAGCGTTACACCTGTAAGCGTGTACTCAAAGTTGCTGACCGTAAGCTAGCTGTAGATGAAGTCTTCTACGTGCGTCCTCCTGGCTTCTACACCAACCGTAAAGGCAAGAAGTATGAATGGACCGATCAGGATTATATGGCTGAGCTAGGGCGTTGTGGGGCTGCCTCAGAGCGTTATGCATACATGTTCCGTGAGAAGGGTGTGAGTGAAGAACATCTACGTGACTATCTTCCTCAGAACATCCGTCAGAACTTCGTAGCAACTTTCAGTCTACGTGCTCTACTACACTTCCTAGATCTCCGCGCCAAGATGGACGCACAACTAGAGATCCAGGCACTTTGTGAAGCAATGATACATCCCACTAAACTATGGGTACCAGAGATCTTTGCACATTATGAAGAGAAGCGTCTACATAAAGCACGCTTAGCTCCATAAATAAATCATAATCATAGGAGAATTATGGCTCAGTATGATGTAATTAATCATGCTACAGGCGAAACTAAAGTAATCGAATGTAGCGTACATGATATCACTGCTTGGTATGAAGCTAACCCAGAGTGGAAGCGCGACTGGTCACAAGGTTGTGCAGCTGCTCAAGAGATGGGTGAGTGGAAAGACAAATTAATTAAGAAGCATGCCGGATGGAACGATGTTCTAGGTCAAGCGGCTTCAGCAAGGGGATCACGCGTCAAGAAGATCTGATCCCCCTTCTTTTTAGTTTGTTGTTAATTGCTTAGTAAAATGCCTGCAAGAAAAAATCGCAAGTCCACCAATCCGATTGGCGTAGGTCTCACTGCAAAACAAATGCGCAGAAAGAAGCCTATTAATACTGATCTGCTTAATAAGATTGAGCCAATCACAGATAATCAGGAATTTCTTTTCAATGAATACGATAAAGGACAGAACCTAGTAGCCTATGGCTGCGCTGGTACAGGTAAAACCTTTATCACTCTCTACAAAGCGCTCCAGGAAGTGCTAGATGAGAGAACACCATACGATAAAGTCTATATTGTTAGATCACTTGTAGCTACCAGAGAGATTGGTTTCCTTCCAGGTGATCATGATGACAAGGCTGCTCTCTATCAAATCCCATATAAGAACATGGTTAAGTACATGTTTCTTATGGAGAGTGATGCAGACTTCGAGATGCTCTACGGTAATCTAAAAGCCCAAGAGACAATTAGTTTCTGGTCAACCTCATTCCTACGTGGCACCACCCTTGATCGTTCTATCATCATCGTCGATGAGTTTCAGAACATGACAGGTCACGAGCTCGACTCCATCATGACCCGTGTGGGTGAGGATAGTAAGATCCACTTCTGTGGTGACGCTACACAGACTGACCTAACCAAGGCTTCTGAGAAGACTGGCATTATGGATTTTATGTCTATCTTAGAGCGCATGCCATCTGTCAGTAAAGTAGAATTTGGTTTAGAAGATATTGTACGTTCTGGTCTTTGCAAGGAATATCTCTTTGCTAAGCATGAATCTGGCATTGAAATCTAAACTGTGCTATAATACGCATATCTTATTATTAGGGTATGCCTTTTATTCATAAGCCAGTTGAATTACCCTCTCTCGATAGGGAGACTATTGATGGTGTCAGGTACTATAAAGTTCCTGGTACTGATGGTGAGCTTATGAAGCTTGTGTCTATCACCTCTGTGACTTCTCATTGGAAGAAGGAACAGATTATGGCGTGGCGCAAGCGTGTTGGTGAGGAAGAAGCCAACCGCATATCCGGCAAGGCAACCAGAAGGGGTACAGATATGCACATCCTTTCTGAATATTATTTGAACAATGAGCCCTTGCCAAAAGTGAAGGTCCCCATCTCAAACCTTCTATTCAATACAGCTAAACCAGCCCTTAATAAAATTGATAACATCATCGCCCAAGAGCGTTCGATGTATAGTATGAGACTTGGTATCGCTGGCACCGTAGACTGTATTGCAGAGTATGAGGGGGAACTATCTATCATTGACTTCAAGACCTCCGCAAAGGTAAAGCCCCGCAAGTGGATCGAAGGTTACTTCGTTCAGGCTGCTGCTTATGCCTGTATGCTTTATGAATTGACTGGCATCAAAGCCAAGAAGCTTGTAATTATTATGGCGTGTGAAGACGGAGATCTTAAGGTCTATGAAGAGCGTGATGTATTTGGTCACGTCAAGCTTCTTGACCAGTACATCCGCAAATTTGTAAACGACAAACTTAAGACCTATGAGTAAAAAGAAGGAACTAGAAAAGGTCTTGGAAGAAAAGTTTCTCACACCAATCAAGTTCTGCTATGAAGTAGAGCGGATTGTATTGCATGAGAAGATGAACTACATCGATGCCATCCTTTACTATTGCGAAAAGGAAAACATTGAGGTAGAATCTGTTTCTAAATTGATGACCAAACCGCTGAAGGAAAAGCTAAAGGCAGACGCCACACGCTTGAACTTCATGAAACAGCGGGGAGGTAGCAAGGCTAGACTTCCACTTTGACCTACGAATTATGAGAAGCAGACTCAGAAGAGGCATTATGACACCGTATGACGTTTACACAACGTACTTAGCGATGAAGAAACATTTCACAGATGTGAAGTATGACTTCTTTCGATACAATGGTAAGACACGTTCTTCTGTTTCTGCTTTTAATAAGCGCCGTGACAAGTATTTCTTTGAGCGCATCAGCCGTAAGTTGTCTGACGACGAAATCAAACTATATTTTATTGCCAACTTTGTAGCCACTGATAATCCTTCATCCGTGTGGATTGGAGAGATTATCCAGAGTGGTGAAAGAAATTACCAAGAGCTCTCGAAAAAGTATCAGAGCATCACCTACACCTTCGGTCAAGAATGTGTCGAGCTATTTGAAAGTCGTAAGCTCGATCAAGTCTTCGACTGTAGCAAAGGACACCCACCAATACTTAAGATGTATCTAGCCGGAGATCTTTCTGTAGAAACGGTTACAATCTTAGATCTAATCTTCAACTATACTAAAGTCTTCGATCGAAAACTACCAGATCCTGTGTGGGAAACCGTAAGTTTGAAGATCAAAAAGTACAAGCCATTTATAAATATAGATGTGGCTAAATGCAAAAAAGTTTTAAGAGGCATGATCAATGAGTGATGATACCTTCTTTGATTCACAAGTTGTTGGTGATTCTTTATCCGACATTGTTGATCTTCAGTATGAAGTCTTAGCATTTTCTGAGATAGCAGACTTTGCTCCTATTAGGGAGCAAAAAAAGAACCTAGCTAAGCTTCGTACTCTTTTAGAAAAGCAGAAGAATATGTTTTTCCGCTGCCAACTTTCCAAGTCAAAGGCTGCTAAAGAGCTTCATGATGAGATCCTTATGCATCTCCAGCAGAATGGTCATACCATTGACTGGCATGATCCAATCAAAATCTTTGATCAGCTCTCTGAAGAGCTAGATGATATCGAACTAGACATCCGCAACCAAGAAGAACGCGAGATGTGACACGCAACTAACTGTCACATGCGCTTGGCATCGCACCTATTATCCTCTATAATAAAGAAGTTCAGCCATCACATCCAACGTAATCCAAGTTAATCCTATGTCCAATTTCAAGAACCTCAAGAAGCAGTCCTCCCTAGGCGCTCTCACTTCTAAGCTAGTCAAGGAAGTCGAGAAGATGAACAACGCCGGTGGTGGTGCTGACGAAAAGTTTTGGAAGCTAGAATGTGACAAAGCCCAGAACGGCTATGCAGTTATCCGCTTCCTCCCTGCTCCCGATGGCGAAGACATGCCATTTGTAAAGCTATATTCCCACGCCTTCCAAGGCAAAGGTGGCTGGTACATTGAGAACAGCCTAACCACTCTCAACCAGAAGGACCCCCTCAGCGAGTACAACAGCGAGCTCTGGAACAACGGTACCGACGCTGGTAAAGAGCAGGCACGTAAGCAGAAGCGTAAGCTCTCCTACATTGCCAACATCATGGTCGTCAAGGATCCTGCTAACCCACAGAACGAGGGTGGCGTATTCCTCTACAAGTTCGGCAAGAAGATCTTTGACAAGCTAATGTCTGCGATGCAGCCTGAGTTCGAGGACGAAGATGCCATCAACCCCTTCGACTTCTGGGAAGGTGCTAACTTCAAGCTCAAGGCTAAGAACGTTGCTGGCTATCGTAACTACGACAGCTCTGAGTTCGGCAAGGTAGAAGCCCTTCTAGACGGCGATGACGACGCTCTAGAGGCTCTCTGGAACAAGCAGCACTCCCTAGCCGAGCTAGTTGCTCCCGACCAGTTCAAGAGCTACGAAGTTCTCAAGAAGCGCCTTGACCAAGTTCTAGGTCTAGCTGCTCCTACTCGCCGCGCTCCCCAAGAGGATGTCGAGGACGACACCGAGAACACCATGGCTATCGAAGAGCAGATCAAGCAAGCTCCTTCCTTTAAGAAGGCTGCTCCCGCTCCTGCCCCTGAGCTACCCGCTGTAAGCTCTGGCTCTGACGAGGAAGATGACCTCGCATGGTTCCAGGCTCTAGCTGACAGCTGATCCACACAGCCCCCGCAAGGGGGCTTTTTTTATGCTATAATATAATTTTACTGAGGNTCATGAGATTTATCGGTCTACGATTAGACGAACATGATTCTAGCGTCTCTTACTTTGATGGAGAGCGTGTGCTCTACTACAAGTCTGAGAGAGATATTCAGGAGAAGCACCATGGATATGATAGTCTAACTGAATGGTATGAAGCTTGGCAGAGATATGGTCACCACCCTACAGATGTTGCTGCAATTGCCATAGTATTAGACTTTGAAAGAGGTGAGTATCCGCATATTGAATGTGATAGCACAAAGCTATGGGAAGAGATTGCTATCCCAGAGATATCTGAGCTTGGTTTTAAGTGCCCCATCTTTAGAGTGGATCATCACTATGCCCACGCCTTAAGTGTATGGACAGAGGGAAAGGATATAGACACAAATTTCGTTGTTGATGGCTTTGGCAATGACTTCACATCTCATAGCATCATGCGTGGGGATGAAGTGCTTAGAAAGCATAGGATGGAAGACCTTAATTACTGGAGCGTAGGTGAAATCCTAGCCCAGCTTGGTGCTTACATGAAGTTAAATTCTCATGTACTAGATAATGCTGGTAAGGTCATGGCTCTCAAGGGATTGGGTAGCAGCACTGATCATTCTAGCTACCATGATCTAAGTAACCTAGTTGATCTATGGGACTTTCTAACTATAGAGGATCTTGTAGAGGATGCAGATAAACAGGAGCTCTACAATCATATCCATAGATGCCATACTATCACTGAGAACATTTATCTTGACTGGTT